GTGGACGCTCCCTCAGCCCCGAAAAACCGAGACCCCCGGGGGGGTACTCCCGAACCCCGCCATTTGCCCCCATGCTCACTCTATCGCCCGCCGAAGTTCCTCAGCCGCGATCTCACCACGTTCTGCCAATTCGTGATGATACGCGCACAGCGAGATCAGGTTGTCGCTGTCCAGCCGCAGTTCAAAGTCCTCCGCCAGCGGCGTTATGTGATGCACACTGTCAGCAGGCATGAGGTCTGTATCACCCGCAAGACCCAGCCTGCAAGCCACACACAGCCCCTTGTCGCGATTCAGTATCTCAGCCCGCTTTGCCTTCCAAAGCCCCGAACCTCTGAACCTGTCAATGTCCTTGTCACGCTTAGCGTTCGGCTTTGGCTTTCGGGGACATTCGTACCCCGCCGCATGAATTCTGCCGCACCAACTGCAAGCCCGCTTCACGATATTACCTCAGCCGCCGTCTGACGCGCCCTGCCGTCAGCCTCAGCGGTTTTCTTATTATCATAAGCCTTGTACCTCTTCCCACAAAACGGGCAGGAGAACAGCCACTGCTCCCGCACACCCCTGCGGGTCTTTTTGCGACTGACTTTGATGTGTATGACAAAGGGCATAAAGCATTCGTCACAGATAAATTTCGGTGTCATAAGCGTTTCCTTTCTGTATGCAAAAGCGCCCCGACATCAGCCGAAGCGCTTTCAAGGAGAGTTTTTTCAATGCCTGTCCGCAAGACTTCGGCGGCTTTGGCAAATGACGAAAACCTCGCCGCCGAAATCTTCTAAAGGAGGTCGATAAAAGGGGAAACGCGGGAATCGCACCCGCCCGAGCGGTCTATCTCGACCGTTCTTGTCTCTATCGCACCGTGTGCGGGAACAGCACGAGCTGGATTTTCCCATACGGGGATTTTTCACCCCGTTGCCATCAGTACATTTGTTGTAGATGACCGTTTCAGCCTTATCGGCTAGTATAACTATACCACACTTAAAACATGGCTTTCAATGGTCAGTTTTTTGAGCGCCCTGCCGTGAAGCCGATAGATCCACCGCAGATCAAGGCACATCGCCGCCGCTATATCTTCCCACTTTCGGCAGTGCAGATACCTCAGCTCCAGAACTTCCTCCAACGTGTCATCGCCCAGACTTTGGATAGTCTGCTCTATCTCCAAATACTTGGCGGTGTACAGCTCGGTCAGCTCCCGGACGCGCTGTTCTTCCTCCATGATACGGCTGACTGCCGAACATATCTTGTCGCCGTTTCCGCCGCCGCCCGTGCTGTCAAATGCGGGCGAACGGTACTCAGCCGCAGACATGAGCTTTTCAAGGTTTCTCCGTTCGCGTGTAAGCCGCTTGTCCAGCTTCTCAGCCTGACGGAGGTATTTTTTTACTTCATCGGTCGTCATTCTATCGCCTCCTCGTTGAGCCATTTCTGTATGCAATTACGGCAGTCGGAGTATGGATACCCGCCGACAGTTCGCCGTCTCAAACACTTAGGTTTTTTGCCGCCTACTATCTGTATCGGACACCAGAAATTTTTTCCTTCGTATATGGTTATCATCAGGTCGTATTCGTTTCTCTTTGTGATGTACTTTTCACGGTTTGTCATCATTGTCACCCTCCCATCTTATAGCCGCAGTTCGGGCAGAATGCAGATCTCCCTACTGCTCCTTCTCCGCAGTTTGTGCAGTAATATCGTTGCGGGAAGGAATTGTGTTTTCTTATCCACTGTGCATGCTTCACAGGCTGAACATCTGCGGCAGGAATATGCTTAATCCATTCCATTAACTCTGCCATAGCCGTGTTATAACCGCTTTCCCATGCATCATTAGCGGCGAAAATACACGATTTTATTTTCTTAACTGCTTCTTCTCTGCTGATATACTCGTCCATAACTATTCTCCTTTCGGCGGTTTGGGCAAAGGTTGCCAGTCAGTGATAAAATCCAGTTGGCTATTTTTAACAACTGATTTCCAGTTACCACCTTGCCATCTTGCTTCAAAAACGATTTGATGATCTCTTATTGTTTTACACACGATGTAAAGACCGTCATTTTCTGGCAGTCTATCTTTTACGCTTATCCAGCCTTTATCAGGCTCGGTTTCAATGGTCGGAGCGTTCCGTATATCCTGCAATATTAAATTAACAGATGGATTAAAAACTTTAATCATACATTTTCCAACTTGTTCTTGAATAATACTTTCAAGCGCATCAGCATCAATTGGTCTCATCGTTATCCCTCCACTTCTGGTTCGTCAGGCAATGTATCAACGCTAGTGTATCGCTCTATCATTTCTTTCATTTTCGCTATATATTCTTTGTACAATATCACCCGATGTGGGAAAAGCATACCAGTTTTTTCTTCGGTGCAGAGCACTTCACTGCCGAGTCCTTTTGCCCTGTGATAAAAAACTATTCCATTTTGCTCTTCACGTTTACCGTAACATCTGCGCTTATACTGCACTCCATCATGTTCCACTCTGCGATAGAATACCTGCTTGTATATCTCAGTATCTAGGTAGTCAACAAAACTATCGCATTCATGGTCTGCTGTTATTTCGACATTTGCTCCAAGCTGACACTCAAAATCTCTGTTGTGGCAGCAGTCATCACACCAGCATATCATTGCTTTCCCTCCATCTCATAGCATCGTCTTATTGCTCTTTTTCCTCCTTAAAATCAGCCTTAACGTCGAAGTACTTATACACCCACGGGTTAAACTTTCTCCCTCTCTGGGTCTTTTTGTACTCGTTCTTGCGTTTCTTCTGCTGACGGCAAGGACGATTCTTACTTTTCATCGTCAACCCTTTCCTGCTCCTGCCTGTACTTCGGACAGTCAGGGCTGTTTTTCAGAAGACAGTCTTTGCACTCTCCGCTGTTGTAATAACAGTTTTTACACTTGACCTCTTCAAGCCCCATGTCCTCAGCGATGCCGTATCCATACCGCTCATCGACTGTTTGGATCTCGAAGTTGGGACAGTCATAGCAGCAATGTCCGTTTACAAAGCACCCTTGACGCTTGCTTTTGCTCATGTTGTCACTTCCTTCACATCTTCCATCGCACACACCACTACCCACTGTTCTCGCTGAGGGTCGTGCAGTTCGGCTTCATAGTAAAACCGACCTGTCTTGCGGTGGCGGCGGAGTATGCACCCCGCAAAGAGCCACTGCCTGCCGTTGTGGTGTACCATGCGTCCTAAATTCTTTTTCACATCTCGTATGTCCATTTACAGCTCCTCTATCCTGATGTAGATACCCGAAGGTTCTGCCCAGAACTTCTCGCAGATCTCCGAAGCCACCAGAGCATCATCTTTCCAGAAGTGCAGGTGCGTCATGCAGTCTTTGAGCAGTTTCTGGAGATTGTCGGTGTCGGGCTTTGTGATACGGTACTCACCGTCCTTATGCTTACCTTTCGGGAACAGCCACTTGACCGTCAGCCTGAGCCCTGTGATGTATGGCTGTTCGGGCACATGCCGTGACAGGTGAGCCGTGAGCTTTGCCCTTGCATCTTTCAGTTCGGGCGGCTCGTAGGGAACAGGCTTGCCGTTCACCACATGGATCTTTTTCTCCTGGTGCGTGACGGTCGGCGGTATCATGGGCATAAAAAATTCAGTCATCATCTTTGTCCTCATCATTTTCCAGTATGTAACCGTTCATCTCAGCAAGCTGGTCTCTTATCTCACCTAATCTGCGATTGATGCATCTCATCACTTGTAACATAAGGCGCTCATATTCTGTCAGTTTTTTATCTTCCATAATTTTACAGTTCCTTTCATTGATTTGATTTCGCATAGTCCTGTTTGTCGGGTCGGGTTAGGAGGGACTAGGGCGACTCAGTCCCTAGTCCCCCTACCCACCTACGGACAGTAGGGACAGACCCCTATACGTAGTATAGGGTAAGTGCGTCCCTAGTACGCACCATAAATTTAAGGTCAGTGCGCGCACCAGTACCGACCTTAAAATTCAAGGTCAGTCCCTATACGCACCGACCTTAAAAATTAAGGTCAGTCCCTACGCTTCAAATAGGCTCTGCCGTCGTCGCCCAAAAACTTTTCATAGCGTTTTTGATACTCGGCATCACCCTTTTTGCCATTGCCAAACAGCTTTTTGATGTAGTCAGCGCTTTTCCCGCAGTCCTGAGCGATGTCATCTATCGCGGCTATCCCATCATTTTCAGCACCTGAAAATGCTATTTCAAAGCTGTCTAAAGCTGACACCTTATCATCTTTCGCTTTCTTTTTCCTCGCCCTTGTCGCTTCTCTATACGGCACGATGTCCCCCTCATACCCCGCATCTTGCAGTACGCCGTCTGCATCGCTGATATGTATTGGGTAGTCGAACCACAGGTCGAGGGGCTTGAAACTTGCGAATTCTCGCAGTGTGCCCTCTATGCGCCATGCTGTACGGCTCATCAGTGTGCCTTTCGCACGCTCGATGTCCTCATTCATCAGGCGGTAGCTGTTGGGGTGCAGAGCGCCGTGTGCTATGTCCAGCATACGTGAGGGCGTTACACGGTCGTCCTGAGATACCAGCTCGTCAAACGCGCTGTCAGCCACGAACCTGTGCAGCCACTCTTCGGCTATGCGGCAGGTCTGCTTGTCCTCCTGCTGTTTGCGCAGAGCGTCCGTGACTTCCAGCTGTGTCAGGTCGAGAAGTGCATCGGGGTCGCGGGCGAACACGCCCGAACCGCTGGCTCTGTCCATAGACCTCTTGCCGCCCTGAGCGCCCTTTGAGTGGTGGTGGCAGTATATCACCGCCGTCCCCAGCTCGGTGCAGATCAGGTCGAACTGATTGCAGAACCTAGCCATCTGGTCGGCGCTGTTCTCGTCGCCCGTGATTACCTTGTATATGGGGTCGATGATGACCGCAATATAGTTTTTCTTCGCCGCACGGCGTATCAGCTTGGGTGCCAGCTTGTCCATCGGCACACTGCGCCCTCTCAAATTCCAGATGTCGATGTGGTCAAGATGGTTGGGGGTGAGGTGCATCGCCCTGTAAACGTCCTTGAAACGATGCAGGCAGGAAGCTCTGTCCAGCTCCAGATTGACATACAGCACGCGCCCCTGTGCGCAGTTGAAGCCCAGCCACTTTTTACCCTCCGCAAGGGCTATGCACAGCTCTATGAGCGCAAAGGACTTGCCCGCTTTAGACGGTCCTGCTATCAGCATCTTGTGACCCTGCCTGAGTACGCCCTCTATGAGTGGCGGCGCAAGTTCGGGCATATCTTCCCAGTCTGCCGCAAGGCTCTCGGGGTCGGGCAGATCGTCGTTGATGCTCTCGATATAGTCTTTCCACTCGGAAAAATCCGACTTGCCGATGTTCTTATCTACTATGAACTGCTTGTGCTCACCACGTATCACACCGGGCATTCGCGAAAGTCTTGAGGGGTTGCGGTTCTGACGGTCTATCTCCAGACCATTCTCCTTGCAGACCTTGTACAGGTAGTCCACCCGCTTGCGGTATTCTTCGTAGTTGGACGCATCTATGCGGACGATGGCGTGCAGGCTCTTCCCGCCGCTGTACACCAGCACCGCTATGGGAAGCTCCAGTTCACGCATGACAGCGTTCTGCTGTGCTATGGGCATACTGTCGCTTTCCACCAGAGCATAGCGGTACTCGGTAACGTTCTCGTTCTTCACGCCTTTGCCGTCCAGCGGGTTGAAGCGTATCCATGCACCCGCTTCGGGGTTGCAGTCGCCCAGAACTGCGCCGATGTCACCGCCGCAGGTTTTCAGCAGACGTATCAGCTCGCCCGCAGTGCGGTCACAAGCGCCTTTCGTCGGAAGATACCTGCGTTTGCCTTTATCTGATGCGGCTGCGTCGGCATCGGTTTCCCACGTTTCGGTGACGTAGCCCACGTTGTCGGCAGGCTCGAAAAGCGTTTCCAGATAGGTGACTATCTCGTTCACGGGGTCGAAGTTCTCGGGCTCGTGTATCGGTATGCCCTCGCCTGTGTTGACGGTGGGTGCGCCCTCTTCATAGCTTATCTCACCGTCCCAGTCAAGTTCCCTGAACTCGCCGCCCAGAAGCCCCCTGTCTTTCGCCAGCTGTATGATAGTGCCTGCCGTCACAGGCTCGGCAGAGCCGTTAAAGCCCTGCCACTTCTGTTCACACTCGCCTGCATGATAGCGACTGTCTGCCTGTGACCAGCTGTCCCAGTCCGCCGGCGTGTATCCCTCGTACTTTAGTGCCATGCCCACGCTGAGCCACTCCTGATAGTCAAGGGTCGAGGGGTCGATTTTTTTCAGTATATTTAAAATGGATTCCATTCTTCTGACGCTCCTTTGCTTTCAGGCACATACGACTTAGGCTCGACCCCGTAAGGCACCCGCCAGTTGTTGGCGGCTATGCGGGAGATCATGGAGCTTGCCTGCTCGAAGCTCCACTCTCCTACGTGCAGGAAGCCTTTCGACTCCAGCAGACGTATCTGCTTTGGTGTCGTCAGACCTTCGTTCCTGCGCTTTTCCAACCTGTCCAGTATAAGTGCCGCCTTGCCTGCGTTGTCTATCTCATCGGGGAAGATGCCCAGCTTTTCCAGCCTTGCCTTCTGCTTGTCGGAGGGCGGTGCGCACTCCCAGCCAAAGGCGGGTACATAGCTTGACAGATCTTCCGCCGCTATGCTCATCTCATACTGCAAGGGATCCACCAGCTTGCGCTTGCGTGTGCGCATCTCTTTCAGCTGTTCGGTAAGGGCTTCCTCGCGCTGTGCGACCACATCGCTTTCAGCCTTTTCTTCGGCTTCTTCCAGGTCTACCGCACAGCCTGCCTGTTCTGCCATGTTTGCTGTCATCTGCGCCGCAACTTCGGGGCTTTCGCAGATAAGATGCGCGGGACGGCACAGCTCGTGGCGCTCGGTGTGCCACAGGAAGTCCAGAAGCAACAGGTCTTTCTTGCCCTCGCAGAGCCTTGTGCCCCTGCCTACCATCTGGCAGTACAGCCCCCTTACTTTCGTGGGTCTAAGGACTATCACGCAGTCCACCGACGGGCAGTCCCAGCCCTCTGTCAGTAACATGGAGTTGCACAGTACGTTATACTTGCCGCTGTCGAAGTCAGCCAGTATCTCAGCCCTGTCAGCGCTCTCGCCGTTGACTTCTGCCGCCCTGAATCCACGCTCATTCAGTATGTCGCGGAACTTTTGCGAAGTCTTTACCAGCGGCAGGAACACTACCGTTTTGCGATTTGCACAGTAGTTCTTCATTTCGTCGGCGATCTGATACAGATATGGGTCAAGGGCAGTGTCGATGTCGCTCGCCTTAAAGTCCCCCGACTGCATAGCCACGCCTGAAAGGTCAAGCTCCAGCGGTATAGTCACTGCCTTGATAGGGGAGAGGTAGCCCTCTTTTATGGCTTTCGGCAGGGTGTACTCGTAGGCAAGGCTGTCGAACACCTGCCCTAAGTTCTGCATATCGCCCCTGTCGGGGGTAGCAGTCACACCCAGCACTTTTGCCTTGTCAAAATGCCTCAGTATTGTCTGATAGCTGTCCGAAATAGCGTGATGTGCCTCGTCTATGATGATGTCGTCAAAGTAGTCAGCCGAAAAGCCCGACAAGCGTTTTTCCCGCATAAGGGTCTGCACAGAGCCGACCACGACTCTGTACCACGACCCCAGACAGCTTTGTTCTGCCTTTTCCACCGCACAGTTCAGCCCTGTGGACTTTTTCAGCTTGTCCGCCGCCTGTTCCAGCAGTTCGCCGCGATGCGCGAGGATAAGCACCCGCTCGCCCCTGCGGACGCATTCCTCAGTAATGCTGGAAAAAACTATCGTCTTGCCTGTGCCCGTAGGCAGGACGAGGAGCGTCTTTGCGTTGCCCTCGTCCCATTCTTTCAGCACAGCGGTTTTCGCTTTTTTCTGATAAGGTCTAAGCTCCATCAGAACGCCCCCGCTTTCCAGCCGCCGTTAGCGGGCGGTGCGTTGTAGTTCTGCTGTGGCTGAGAGTATGTCTGCTGAGTGTTCGCCTGCGGGCTGACTGTCTGCACGTTGTCGTCATACGCATGGAACTTGCTGATCTTGTTGGACTTGCCCTCACTGCCGTCTTTCTTTTTGTAGGTGTCCACATATACGTGGCACTTGCCCGACCTGCCCTGAGCCGCGCCCCAGTTCATTTTCAGCGGTTCACCATGTTTTTTCAGTCCAATAGAGAGGAAGAACTGACTGAGTTTCCACTCCATTTTGTTGCAGAGGAAAAGATTTTCTGTTATCTCTGTCTTATCTTCCTTGCCCCAGACTGTCACTGTGACCTTAGCCATGTTGCAGGGCGGCATCTTTTCCGAGCCTGCGTGCCTTGCCCTCTCTATCTTGCTGACTGTGAAATCATAATCGCCTTCGGGCAGAAGCACGAACTCCCTGCCCTCATCGCTAATCATATCTTCCCAGCCGTACTCAAAAAAATCCTGATCGTATGCCATATGTTTTGTCCCCCTGTCTTAGCCGTTTACTGTAAAAGGTATCGCCTGATTTTCCCTGATAAGCGGGAGCATCTGTCCCCACGCGCCTACCAGACAGCCCATGACGAAATCGGGCGGATATGCGGTCATGGGGGTGTCATAGGTAAAATACCCCCGCTGTGAGCAAACCAGCCTTATGTCGCTTTCGTCCACGCCGTTTGCCTGCATCAGGTCTTTAAGTTCCTTCGGCAGACTGTCGGGTATGTTGAGCTGACGGGGTGTCATGTCCTCAAAACCGTCTGTGTCGGGCATTGTCTGCTGAACTGTCTGCTGTTCGGGCTGAACGCTCTGCGGCGGGGTCTGCGGCGGTGTCTGTACTGCTGTCTGCTGAACGTTCTGCTGTACAGGCATCTGAACTGCCTGCTGAGGTGCGGGCTGTACCTGCTGAGGTGTGTGCTGTGTCTGCCGAACGTTCTGCTGTACCTGCTGAGGTGCGAAGATATGCGCTATCTGCCCGAATTCAAACGGCAGTTCGGGTGCAAGGTCAAAGCGGTTTTTAGCGTCCCAGCAGGGGTTATGTGTGGTGTACATCACACGCTCGCCGCCCTGCGCCTTATGCTTTTTGCCGTCCTTGTCCACCGCCACCGAGTAGGTCTTGTAGTTGGCAAACAGCACCAGATCTGCCCACTCCTTGACCATCGCGCAGACGTTGCACTTGGGAGCGTTTATCAGTTTCAGTTCCCAGCGGTCGTATGCTCCCATTTCGTCGGGCTGTTCAAACTTGCGTATAGCGGCGTGGGCTGTTATTACGATGTTCATGCCATGCTCCCAGATAGTTGTGAGCTGATTGAGGATCCTGCCCATCTCCTCATATACGTATGTGAAGCCCTTGCCGTACCCGAAGTCCTCTATTCCTGGCTTGCCGTTCTTATCGCAGACTGCCTTGATGCAAAGCCTTTCCGCCCAGTCCGCGGTGTCGAGTACAAGGGTCTTATATCCGTGGTTATTCTGGCTCAGCTCTGTCAGCATTGAACTGAGCATTGCAAGGCTTGACGGTGGATCAGTCCTGGCTACGTTCAGCCTTGATGTACTGCCCTCTGTATCTATAAACAGAGGTGCGGGGAACTTACTTGCGAATGTTGATTTGCCGATACCTTCGGGTCCGTATATCACGGCTTTTATCGGCTTGTTCTGAATACCTGTGTTGATGTTCATTGTTAACCTCCTAGCTTCTTCGGTTGTTCACTTGTGTAAAACTATCGACCCATCTACAATTTGAAGGACAATAGTTGCCATCATTATCAATTCTATCAATTGTACACTTTCCACGCGGCGCATAAGGGTCATAGCCTGAACTCATTGCCCAATTATAGAAGTTTTCAAAGCTTGTATCCCATTCGGAACAAACTGAAATTCCTCGACCACCATACAGATGATAATGAATGTTATTTGGGTCAGAGCAACGCTGGCGCATTCCACACCAAACATAATATAATCGAGTATGACTCTTTCCGTGAGTTTTGTGTGGGGGATTTATTTGTAGAAACAAATAACGTGTGCAATCACAGTGTATAGATGTACCGCTGCGGAGAGACTTACCGTCGATTTCTCTTTCATGTCCACATCTTTTACAGTGACATTTCCAGAAAATACGAGGTTTAATTCCATTGCCAGTCTGAGACGCTCTGTGGAGTACTTCCCAATCTCCAAACGTTTTTCCAGTAAGGTCTATGAAATTGCCCATATCAAAATACACCAGCTTTCCATGACTGCTGTTTTTTGTTTTCTTCGGGCGTGGTAGAATATCCATCAACTATCAGAATACTGCATTCATCACCCTTAGAAACTCGGGTCGCGATAGCCTGCAAGTTCTCGCTTTCGAGCCACTTGCCGAAGCTTTCAAGGGTCGTGCCGTCCATCTGCTCCAGCTTGTCCAGAAGAACAAAGCCACACTCGGGATTAAGCTTGCGGACGATAGAGGTAGCGACTATCAGCTGTTCTGCACCGCTCATGCAGTCCCACTTCTGCCCCTTGTAGATAAGTTCACCACCCTCAACGGTCAGCTCTTCCAGAGGAAGATCGGCACCCTGTAAAAGCTCTCGCTTTTCCTTGCGGACGTTCTCGATATCCTCGGTCAGACCGTCGTACTGCTTGCGGTAACCGTCGGCTTCTGTCTCGGCGGTCTGTCTGTCAGCGTTTGCTCTGACCTTCTTATTGATCTCTTCCACGTCTGCGATATTCTTTTCAAGTTCTTCGGTGGACTGATCTACAAGCGTATTGATATCTACGCTTGCAAGCTTAAAGTTGTTCAGTGCCGCGTCATATCTTTCCTGTGCCTGTTTCAGAGCAGTCTCAGCAATTTCCAGCTGACTCTTGTAGTGCTCATGCTGCTGACGCCTGCGCAGGTTCTCTGCATTGTGTGCCATGATCTCCTGCTGGCTCTGGATAAGTTCCGATACGGATACAGGCTCAGCAGGGACGTTGGTATACACGGGCATTTCCTTTGCAAACTTCTCCTTCTGGTCGGCTATCCTGCCTATCTCTGTGCGGCGGTTGTACAGTGTCTGTTCCTGCTGTTCCAGCTCGTAAAGCTTATCACCTACGCCGATGATGTTCAGCAGGGTATCAGCTTTCTCTTTTGTGGTCTGATTCATGAACTTTGGCAGGTCGAGGGCAAAGCTTTCGATGAAGCCGTCCAGCAGAGCCTGACCGCCCTTGTTACCCATAGGGTCAATTACTTTCAGAGAACTGTTCTTCCCGGAACGTTCTACCACTATGCCGTTATCCAGTGTGACTTTCAGGTGAGGTTCTACCACCGAGCCCTCGCGCATAGGTGATGAAGGCTTGTACTTATTGCCGCCCAGCGCCCACGCTATGGCATCAAGCACCGAAGTCTTGCCCTGCCTGTTGTCCCCGCCGATGACGGTCAGACCGTTCTTTGCAGGCGCAAGCTGCACCGCCTTTATCCTCTTTACATTTTCAAATTCCAGCGTATTTATTTTTACTGACATTTAGTTTTCCTCCTTATTATCAATATCATCAAAACTTAGTTGTCCTATGACTTCCGTCTTTTCAGCACGTTTACGCGCCTTAAATTTGTTGTATCCTTGCCTATATCTGTAACTATCCCCGAAGATATTCCATGCCGCTTTAACTACATTTGGTTCATATGGTCTTATGAGTTCCAAATCCGAAACAGCCCTTGATGATATAGGGCATCCACAACAGCCTGTACGTTTGAGCCCGTAGACCTCATAAGCATCAGAATATCTTAATCCGAATCTTTTTTTATACCAATCTTTATCAGCATCAGAAACATAGTAGAGTGGGCGAAATCGAAAAGCACCGTCAGACTGCTCATAAAAGCACATTGTTCCGTTTGCGTTTTCAGATCGAGGAACAGATCTCATACCACCCTCATCACGGCGCTCACCTGTGATTATCATATCATAGCCTTTCTGCACTTTGTGGGCAACTTGTTTTTTACAATAATCGCAGCATTTAGCACTGATCTTGAACGTTGGTGGATTTTCGACCATATAATCGTACATATACTCCGAGGAATTAATAACAAGTTGTATGTTTGGTCTCGGTTCGCCTGCTTTATTGCAACAGCACAGGAAGTTAATGCCTTGTTCAGCATTCGGGTATCGTTCCCTCAATTCCTGCCGTTTTGCGGCTTTGTCTTCGGCGTTGTCATACTCTTCTTTAATCGAAAATGGTAACCCTTTTTTCTGCACAGTCTCCATAGCGGCTGACATTATCTTAGACACAAATGGCTGTCCATACTCTCTTGTCGCAAGCACAATGTTCTTCTTAGGCTTGTACTCTGTTATCTCAACGCCATACTTTTTCGACACTGCCTTGACATGATCTTTTGTGGCTTGCATTTCAAGCCCTGTGTTAAAAAAACAATACTTGACTTCTGGCAGTCCCAAAAGGTCTCTGGACCTCTCGATAATATCAAGTAGTATATCAGAATCACTTCCGCCAGAATATGAGCATATAGCGTGTGGATGCTGATTCAGCCTAGTAGCGATAATACCCATTATCGCTTGAAATTTTTCAGGACTTGGTAAATCAGCATAGTCAGGTCTATCCGTATATACTCGTGAGCGGAACTCACTCCCCGCACTCTTCATTGTTCCCCCCTAAAACGCCAGCCCGAACTGCACCGAGTAAGCCGTGCCGCCATATCTGAACATAATGCTTGCTGTGTCGCTGTCGGCTTTCAGGGACATTATCTCAGCGTCACTACCGTAGGCGTTATCCAGTGCGCATTCCAGAACGCCCAGAACATTTACACCTCGTAGGGCTTGACTTTCCGCCGATTTTGTGGTACACTCTACCTGAGAAATCTTTTCTTCTGAGTCTGCCGCAGTTTCCGCTGTGGCGGGCTCTTTTTCTTTCGGCAGAAGTCCCACCGCTTTCTTGACGGTCTTCGGGTCAACAC